CCTTTGCATCATTAGCACTTAAACGGCCTCCATCATCTCTAAAACGAACAATATAAGTACCATTAACAATATTAGGTACAATTGTTTCACTTACATTACCTGGTAAAGCTGGCAATAAATTTACAGAATTAGTAAAAGTAGCGTTTAAGGTTAAATTTGAGCTACGAATTACTACGTTGCCCCCATGTAAAACATCAGCAGCAACTGATTGATCAAATCTAAGCCTTACAAATTCATCTGAAATAGGTTCTATTCTTAAATTTTGTACATCACCAGGTATTTCAGTCTTACCAATAGTTGTAAATTCTAAAACAGTTGGAAGTGTTGAAACTTCTAAAAGAGAATTTTTTGTAGATACTCTTATGTCATAAACTCCAGCGTCAGCGTCAAATATTGTAAAATCTGTGCTTCTAGTAGTTATAGTTGTATAATTTTCACCATCTTTTCTATAATCAACTTGATATGCGGTAGCACCTAAAACAGATTCCCATGTAACTAATATTTTATTTTTTGCTTTATTTGCTTCTATATAAAATATTTCTTCTGCTGCCAAATTAGATGGAGATGGCAATAAATCAACTAAGGTTTTAACTGTTCTAGTTGGTGCTACTGTATTGTCTTCTATAGAATTATATTTATTCGGATTATATGTTGTAGCAACTATTGCATATTGACCTTCACTTTCAGTTACACTTACAACTCTCCAAGTTGTTGTTTGTAATGAATTATTTTGTAAGATCCAAACTGAATTAGCATTGGGGGCTACAGAAAAAGCAGAACTAACACTAATTACTGCTCCTGATATTCCAGACACATTCTTAGTTTCTACTGACCCATCAGGAAGCACTACACTTAATGTCGGATCATTTGTAATAACTAAATCTGTATTTGCTGTGTCATCTACAGTTACAGCAGTGGTAGTAGCTGAACTTATTCTGCCACCTCTTCTTTTAGTAGCTCTGACAGGATCGCTTATTGATATTGTTTGACCAGGTCTTACTATTACACCTTCTGCTAATCCAGTTTGAAAACTAACCGTTTCTGTAGAATTTTGCTCTTCAAAAAGAATAAATCGACCTAATCTTCTAGCTTGATTCCTTGAACTACAACCAAAACCAGTTACTTTTTTTTCAATTCGACCATATTTTGTTATAGCAGAAGAATCTTCTACAGTTTCATAATCTAAAACTTGATTTTCCATATCAAAATAAGATACAGAAACAAGTGTTGATCTTGTTTTTAAACTTGTACCAGAATATGTAAAACCACCTTCTAAAACATTAGATAAATTAAATAAGTAACTTGGATCTGTAGGCTGGTCAATTGATAAAGATAATGCTCCTGCACTCCAATATGTTATGCCTCTCATAACAGAACTTAAAGCACTAATAGTGTTATATGCATCCTCTCTTTTTTGTAAAACTGTATTACATGAATATCTTGGCTCAGTAGAACCATCACCATTACCAGCGTCAACTAATTCAGAACAATATTGAGAAGCACTATAAAAAGCAAATTTATCAAGTTGACTTTCTGTTATATGATCTCCTAAACCATATCTAGTATTGGTTAATAAATCAAACAAAATCCATGCAGGGTCACTCGTCCAATGCGTAGCTGTAGTAAGTGTTCCGTTAAAAGTTCCACTATATGTAATTCGGCCATTTGTAGAATCTACTGAGCCATTGTGCGGAATTTTTATCTTAGTTCCACGTATTTTGAACATCCTCGAAGGGATATTTGGGAAGCTTTCTGAATCAAAGCGTAACCCTACATGAGCAATGTTTGGATAAGGTCTTTGTTCGTCAATTATTTCTGTATAAGAAGTCCATCCAAAATCGTCTCTAATACGATTTCCTGTAGCGTCATCAGTTAATCTTGTTACTCTTACCTGTATTGGAAAAGCCGTTCCAGACGCTATGTTTATCCTATAATCCCTATTGTAAGCGTTAAAACTTCTTCCATGAACTCTATCTTCAATAGGAGTTGTGACAGTGCCATCATTATCTATAATTTCAATTTTTAAATTTACTGTTCTTCCATGTGTTTGCCCATCATCCTTAACATCAGTTAATGCTGTAAATCTTATGTGGACTCTAACAGCATCAATACTTGAATTAGTAATAGACCTAGTAACAGGAGTATCTTTTTCAACAGCCACGCCTACTGCTGTTTCTGTTTCTATATTTGCAATACCTTTAATAAAAGTTTGATCAGCAGTTCCAAATCTCGGACTAAATTTAACATTAGTAAAATTGTAATCAGTATCTAATACATTATTAGGATCTGCACTTGCTTTCAATACTGGTGTTTTTCCTAAATAAACATCCTTAAGAGCAGCAATATTATAAGCATTAGTTCCTTTTGTTAATCCAACAGCAGATGGAAAGCCTTCAACTTCGCCTTCCGCTAGCGCGTCCACGATTGTTACAAATTGCTTACTGGTTAAAGCCTCTAATGGTAATTTTTGTAATGCAACACCAATAAAACCAGGAGCATCTAGAAAATCAGCAATATCGCCACTAAAACTTATGCTACCCATTAATCTGCCTCCAGTTGTACAGTATCAATTCCAGCTGATACCACCAGTGATCCACAAAAAATTTCTCCATAGACGACAGGTATTGGAACACCTGCTCTTCCTGTATTTTGTACTCCATTAAATGAAAAGTTTAATGATTGAGGGTCATCTGAAACACCTGGTGGTTTTGGTGTTGGACTTAAAATTTCAGAAGCACCAGAAACTGCAAGCATTATTCCTACATTTCCTAAAACTGCTGTAAAAGCAGCGCCACCTGATGTTCCAAATAAAGTAGCACCACCTAAACCTACCCCTGCTGCTGGGTTGGTAATTGCAATACCTATTAAAACTGCTCCAATTATAAATTTAGTTGCACCTTTAGAACCAACAACAACAGGAATAATTTTTATTTCTTGTTGTCCCAGTGGATAATCTAACTCGTTTTCTTGTAAATCTACATTACCTATCTTTACACAATAATTTTGTTCAATCATATGTTTTTCTAAATTAGGAAAATTTGCTAATAAAAATCTTATTGCTTGAGCTGGTGTTTGAACTTCTGCTTCAAAACTACGCTCTCCGACAAAACGAGCTAATCTGCCATATAATTTTATTTTATTAAGCATAACGGTATCTCTTCTTTGTATATTCTATATATTTTTGATTAAAAATTTCCCTACAACTTAGCCTTTTTATGCAATGATGAAGAATAGTCTGATCTCCTATGTATAAAGCTACATGATCTAATTTACCTGTATTAGTTGTGTCCATTAGTAATACATCTCCTTTTTCTAAATCTACCGTATTTTCTAATTCAATAAAACCTGTCAAAGGTAATCCATATTCAAATAATGGATTCTCTGTAAATTCTTTTGGGCTTTTAGGTCTATCCCAGTGTTTAAGTTCAATTCCTTTTTTTTCTTGATACCAATCATGGATTAAACTCCAACAATCTTGTATATTCCATTTCCATTCTCTACCAATTAACCCTTGTTTATAGCCTGATGGTTCAAAATAACTCCATTGCTCTGTTTCTGGAGTAACAATATAAAAAGGTAAATCTAAATACTCACAACTAGCAATATCAGCTTGACTAGGTGCTGAAGAACAGTTTGGATGAGAATGAAATACAGCTATAATTTCTGCTTCGTCTTCTGTTTTTGCCCAATCATCAGGGTTAATAATAAATTCATCTTCTAAATCTTCAGCTAAATTTTTACAAGGATAATATTTTTCTTTCCCTTTATATATTGCAACCAATCCACAAGCTTCTTGTGGTGTATCTTGTTTTGCGTGTTCTATAGCTGCGTTTTTCCAACTCATTATTTAAAAGTACCAATACCAGGGAAAATATCTCTAGTTGCAATTCTTTTTGGTAATTTTACATTTATAAGATCAAGAGCGGAAACTGCTTCCCATTGAACAACATCTCTATTTTCTGTAATTTTTCTATCTAAAAAATATATTTCTTGAGGAAATTCTGCTGTAGGGTCAGGAGTGCCGTAAGGGTTTGTATCATCTGTAAAATTAACAGCATCTAAGTACCTAATTAAGGTTCTAATTCGGGTTAATTTAGCTCCATTTAAATCATTACCAATGGTTGTTGCATTAACATCTAATAAAATTGCTGTTATTGTCCCTAGTATATTACTAACAGTAATAGTTGGTCTTGGTAGAGTTCCATTTCCGCTAAATTCAAAACCTTCACATTGTATAGGAAATCTTTGATAAGAATTACCAGCCCATACAACCTCACCGTTATCTTTTAAATTTGAACCATTGTGAAATCTATAGACAGTAGACGCACCATGTAATGTCGAATCGAGTGTTAATGTAAACAGTTCAATTATTGCACCAGAATTTATTTCTTGTAATGCAGAAACGGGAACAGCCATTAGGGTTCAAAGACCTCCTCAAATGTTGCATTTATTGTTGCTCTATTATTATAAGGAATAGATTTAGACCATTTTTTACAAATAAACTTACTAGAAGATGATTCTCCTGTAGGTGTAAAATCAAAACTAGCTTGATCAACTGCTCTCGCATCAAGAAAAGCTTCTACGGTATCAGAATCGCTTTCACTTAAATTAAAAGTTAAATTATAAATTTTAGGATTTTGATTTAATCCGAACAGTAAACGGTGTTGATAGCCATCACCAAATTGAGTAACTCTTACATTTGGTTGGCTGTCTTTTCTTGTGCCATAAGTAGGCGATATTGAGGGGAAAGTTGCCATTTTATCTTGTAGTAGAAAGAAGACCACCTGGTCTTTGTTGATTTATTATTTCACCTCTCACCGCGACAGCAATGAGAGATCCTAATTGTCTTCCCTCTTCTTCTTCTCCTTGGATGTTATCTCCTCCATCCATATTTACATTAACAACAACATTGTTAGTACTTCCACCTAATTTATTATTTGGAATAATTGTGCCAGCAGTAGACGGCACAAATAACTCTGGCCCCCTTTCTCCTACTATTGAGGCACGACCTACTGGAGGTCTTCCACCATTTGCAAAACCAAGAAAACCACCTACTTTTGTTCCGCCAAAGACACCACCTAAAATTGAGTTAACGCCCATTTTTATTAATGAGTTGGCAAGATCACTTAAAATGTCTTTTGCTGCATCTCCTAATGATTTCGTGCCGTTTATAGCTCCTACTAAAGCATCCTCTATCTGACTTCCTATAGTTTCTCCTATTTTTGCAAAAGATTCGCTTAATTTATCTGTTTCAGTATCAGCATCTTTTACACCTTTAGCAATTAGGTTTGTATTATCTGTAATGGTTTTCACAGTAGTATCTGTTGTTTGTAAAGATTCATTTAATTTATCTGTTTGTTCATTAATTATTGCAGCTTCATCTTTTGATGCCTGTACATTTTCTTTAATTGTATCTTGTGTATCTTTTTGTTTTGTTGATTGTTTTGTTGTTAATGCTTCTTGTATCTTTTTTGCTTTTATTTGTTCAAATAATTCTTTTTCTCTTTCACGACCCTCTCCTGTTAATGGAGCAAAAAATCCTTTCTCCTCTCTTACTTGTTGTCTTGCCTCACCTCTAGCTTCCATTGCAATATTAGCAATATTAATTCTTCCAACTTTATTGGCAACACCAATTCTTTCTATCAAAGTTGATATTTGTTTTACAGCTTTAATACTGATATCTAAAATACCTTTAATTTCGTCTTGTAATTCTGTTCCAATTGTTTGTCCAAGAGTGTTAATTGTATCTTGTAGAGTTGATAATTTTCCATTTAAAGTATCTGCCTGTGCAGTTGCACCTCCAGCAAAGATGGCTCCTTGGCTAGTTAAATTTATTAATGCTTGATTAACTAAATCAGCACCGATTTCCCCTTTCCGCATTGCAGATTCAAAAGCATCACCTTGTAATCCTGTTATTTTTTTAAGTTCATCTGTTATATTTACTCCTCTTTCCAATAATTGAAGATTTTCTTCCTGTTGTAATTTACCCTTCGCTCTTATCTGTCCAAATGCTGTGGCAATACCTGTAAGGTCAGCACCAGTCGCACCAGCTACATCAGACAATCGTTTTGTTGTATCAACCAACTCTTCAGTTTCGAAACCAAAAGCCTTAAGTCGTTTTGTTTGCTCTATTAATTCACTACTTGTAAATGGTGTTACAGCACCGAAATCTTGAAGCTCTTTTATTATTTTATTTGTTTTTTCTACATCACCAGTTAATTGTTTTAAACTTGCTCTTTGAGTTTCCAATTCAGCTGTTTTAAAAAAAATAAACTTTGCAGTCTGTATAACGGCAAAAGCAGCAACAAGATTTCTAACAGTTTTTGTTAATGAACCTACACCAACGCTTGCTTGCTTTGCATTATTTCCAAATTTATTAAACTGCTTTTCACTGTTTTGTAATTTACCTTTTAATTTATCTGTACTACTGCTTAAAGCTTTGGTCTGTTCATTTACCCGCTGCAATGGTACTATTGCATTTTGCGCATCAATTATTAGTTTAACTGTCGATTGTGCCACAAATACAAATAACCTTTATTATATTCTACCTTGATTTTGCCTTTTGACGATTCATTTCTTGGTTTTCTCTTTCATTTTTAACTTCGTAATATCCAGCCCAATGTATTAACTCCTCTTCCGTCATGGATTTTCTTAGTTCTTGTACAGATTTTCCTAGTTCTGTTGCGAGAAAAAATTCAAAGTTTAACCAATTATCTCGCCTTATCCGTTTTTTGCTGTATTGATATCAACTTGAATATCCATCATAAATAATTCAAGGTCATTTAAAACACTTTCTGGTAAAAATCTCTGTAAATTTTCAGCATCAGCAGAAGCAAATGCTTTTGTACCATCTTCGTTCTCTGCAAGTTGGCAAAGGAGTCTGGTAGATATTGTTAAAGCATCATCTGTTCCAGCAGCGGCTTGGGCTTTCTTTCTATCAAACCTTGTAAGTGGTGGGAAAAATATTTCTTTTAATATTTCGCCATTAGGGTTTTTTAGTTCATATTTCCTTCTTGCAGTCATCACATCACTAAAAGCTTCAGTAATGAGGTCTACGTTTCTTTTTGTCGCCATATTAAATTGGGGTTAGTTATTTAAAATCTACTATATAGCTGAAGTTATTGCACCATTTGTAATGAATGAAATATTCACTACTTGAATCTCTCCAAGGGTTGCACCATATTCAGCACCTGTGATTATTCCAGCAAAACCTATCTTTTTAGAAGCTGTAGCTGAATCAGGGAATAATTCGAACAAAGCATCGCCAGCATCACCTGTTGTAAAGACATCATCAATAAAAGCTTGATAATCTGAGTTTCCACTAGCATCATATAAAAGCTCCGCTGAACCTTCACCAGAAATTAAACCACCAACAAATGTTTTTGAAGTTGCACCCATTGCGGTTGTTTCTTGTGTATCTTTAGTAACAGATAAAGACCAGGATCTAAGTTCACCAATATTGGCTTCTGTACCGCCAGCATTTTCAAACATTAGTTTGCCTACATCACCTTTTACAGCCATAACA